TAGAAGCAGTATCATGTTGGGATTTTTATGCAGATCCAAATGCAACTAGTATAAATGATTGTGATTATGTAATTCAAAGACATTCATTAAACAGACAGCAGTTTTCTGATTTAAGAAAAATGCCTTATTTTAATGAAGAAGCTATTGATATGTGTTTAGAAGAAGGACCTAACTATCAAGTTAGAGGTTATGAATCTTCATTATACAATAGAGAAACTGTAGAAACTATTTATAAAAATAGATTTGAAGTATTAGAATATTGGGGTGTCATATCAAAAGATATGGCAGAAGAGTGTGGTATAGAAAGTGATAAAAGTGTAATTAGTGTCAACGCATGGATATGTGGTGGTAAAGTATTAAGAATGGTAGAGAACCCATTTGAACCTACTAGATTACCTTTTATGGTTTGCCCATATGAATTAAATCCATATCAGTTTTTTGGAATCGGTGTTCCAGAAAATATGGAAGACTCACAACAAATTATGAATGGTCATGCAAGAATGGCTATTGATAATTTAGCACTATCAGGTAATTTAGTATTTGATGTTGATGAAACACAATTAGTACCTGGTCAAGATATGAAAATATTTCCTGGTAAAATATTTAGAAGACAAAGTGGACAACCAGGAACATCTATTAATGCAATTAAATTTCCAAACAATACTCAAGAAAATATGATGATGTTTGATAGATTTAGACAGTTAGCAGATGAAGCAACTGGTATACCATCATATTCACATGGTACAACTGGTGTACAATCTACTACTAGAACTGCAGCAGGTATGTCAATGTTAATGGGTGCTGCAGCATTAAGTATTAAAACTGTAATTAAAAACGTAGATGATTACTTATTAAAACCTCTAGGTGAAAA